CAATTCCACTCTTACAAACACAAATTGCTCTCAGAGTGTAATAATCAAAAAATCCGAGTTACAAGGTACTAAATCAATCTCAATACCAAGTAACGGTCAAATAGTCTTTAATGAGAGTAAAGATTTTGAATTCGGCACTGGAGACTTCACAATTGAAGGATGGATCCGTCCTGGTGCTAATGTCGGCACACAAGTACTTGTAGACTTCAGAAGACTATCTGCTAATGATGGATTGAATATCCTAATGGATGGTCAGAAATTGAAGGTCTATAACGGCACGACCAATACTATCCTTAGTACAGATGTATTTGCGACTACTGGTACTTGGTATCATATTTCAGTCTGTAGAACAAGTGGTGTTACACAGGCATTCGTAAATGGATCACAAGTTGGTAGTAACTACGTTGACACTAATAATTACCTCTATGGTGGACTAAAAGTTGGATCAGACTTTAACCTAGCAAATGGTTGGAATGGTCATATTGATAACTTCGTTGTTAAGAAAGGAGTAGGTGATCGTCAAGCAAACTTCACTTCACCTAATACAATCGATTATAGTCTTGACACTATTGTTGCTGGTCTAGATGGTGAAGCACCATTCGTTTGCTCTACTACTGACTGCTATGCTACATTCTGTGGTCAGAATTCTTCATCTGCAACTGCTAAGTCTATTGATTATGCAGATAGAGATATCATTGTAGAAGACGTTGATAGTGGTAGAGCAGAGCAGAAGAGATGTGCTGATATAATTGACCTTAACGGTGCTTGGATTGCAGAAGAAGCAGTCGGTAGAATGAAGGTTGCATTCCCAGACTTCACTATTCGTGGTGACGATCCTGGTAATAACATATATGGTGGTACTAACCTTTGTGTAAGAGACACTAAGGATTACATCCTTGGAGCACTTATTAAAGACCTTAGAGAAGGTGGAGACTTCCATACAATCTACACAGCAAGGACTTATCTAACTGCTAGTGGTAAGTTAGATCATATCGCTGCTGAGATTCTACAGTCTCTTTATACTTGGAATGAAGTATTCAAGATTGTTAATGTAGTAATTACTACAACAAGTACTGATCTAAGTGGTGAGTATAGTAGTAGATTGAGAATACCTAATAACTTCTCAACTCCTGCTTCATCTACCACAACTGATGAAATTAGTCTTTTAGGTGATAACCTACTTAAGGTTGTTGCTCCTATGGATCAGAGATTCAGAGAAGGTGGTTACCAACTCTGGAAGAATAGAGATTATATCGCAGAAGAAGTAGAAGGATATATTCAGAATAAGTATCAGAAGGATATTGATGGTGTCATATTTGACTTCCTTGAGATTCCTGGTACTGGTCCTGATGGATGTAAGAATGATGTTAAGTCTTACATATTACCTGCTATAATTGCTGACCTTTGTACTGGTGGTACATATCAGACTGAAGCAGTTATTGACAAGTATCTTGATACTCAAAATAATATCATCCATGTTGAGGATGAGTTGAATCCAATGCTCGATGCATTCGATCATTGTAAGATGCTTTGCCTCAAGGCAATTAATAACTTGTTACTATCTCCAGGAGAAGCTGCTTCTGAGTTAGGAGCAGTTGCACCTTCATATACCCAAGAAGAGTATCACACTCCTTTATATACTGCAAGATCTTCTTACAGAGATGAGACTATAGTACTTGACACTGAGGCATATCCTCAAGGTCCAACTGGTAGAAACTCTAATGACAGATATCTTGATGCTGCTGACGTAATCTGGAATAACAGAAAGATCATTTCTAAGGAATGCGTAGCAATAATGAATGACCTCTCCAAGTTTGAGAATCTACAGATTCCTGGTGGGGCAGTCAATTGTGAAGATGATGTGCTTGATATGATTGAGGCAGCGGTACATGACCTTCGCTTCGATTGTAACGAGAAGACATATGATGCTGCTGCATTGTATATTGAGACAGAAAATAATTCACTTAAGCATATTGAAACTGAGTGGGAAGCATCTATCACTGTTGTCAAGATATTGAGAGATATCATGACAATGACAATGCGTAATGCATTTGGTAGAGATTATATTGAAGGCACTACACAACAGACAACACCAGTACAAACATATGAGCAAAACCCACGTGAGGAAATGTATAAGTTGTGTGGTGATGCTATAGATGGCAACATCAGATATATTGCAGAGCAAGCAGTTGCTGCTGGTTTAGTACAATTCCCTAACTTACTCATCCCAGGTGGCCCTGCTAACTGTGTGCATGACGTTACTGACATCTTAAGATCATTAGCGTTTAACCTTAAGTATGGTGGTAACAACTGGATGCAGTATTCTGCTGAATTCTATACCACTTATAATGGTGCTTTAGATCACGTTGCTGCTCAGTCTGCTGAGACCATCTGGATCATGAATAAGGCAAAAGAATTTGCTCTTCGTGCAATGAAAGGCCAGGTTATTACCAATAACGCTGGACATAATGTTGATCAAAGATTCTATGATGCTGTCCCAAGACCTAACAACTCACTATTCAATTCAGTTGCTGATACTGGTATTATTACTGGACAACCTAATAGTCTTGTAACTAGATCATTCATTGCTGGTGAAGATAAGATTTCTACAACTGATAGTGGCACTGGAATTGTAACTGATGAAGATGCAGTATTCCGTTGTGTTACAAAACTACCTTCTTCACCAATAGACGGATGTTTATTTGAGGCAGGTGATTCAACCTCTGGTGTCTGGTTTGGTATTAGAGATAGTGGATCATATTTAAGATTAAGAGCTGGTGATGGTACTAACAGTTACAGTGGTGGAGCAAACCATAATGATAATGGTCTTGCAATGCTTGACCTACAAATAAGCAGTCTATCATCTTACTTTGATGATGGTGACCACGAGCTTGTATGGGAAATCCGTATTGGTGGTAATATTACTACTGGTAGTGGTAGAGTAAAACTTTGGATTGACGGCACACCTATTGGTGAAGCAGGAACTCCTGGTGCTAACTATACTGGTCTAACAGGTGGTGGTGGAATATTCGCTTCTGGTAACTTCGCTGGATATGCGATTGGTGGTGGATCACTTGTTAATGGAGAATCTGCAACTGTTAATACATTTACAGTTAATGTTGGACCTGCTCCTAAGATTGCATATGATATAACTGCTGCTTCTTACGATAGTAGTAATGGTGATATGGTGATGACTGTAGGGTCACACAACCATACCGTTGGTACTTTCTTATCACTTGCAACTAACTCTATAAACTTCACATGTGATCAAGATAATAATGCTTCAACTCATTCTTATCCTAGATCTGGTGACCCAGCTGGTAATGCTGCTGTAGAAGTTATCGCTGTTGGAGCAACTGCACATACTGTAGATTCAGCATCATACAATCCTGAGAATGGTAGCATGTCAATCGTACTACCTAACCATGGTATGACAGATTCTACATTGCATACTATATCTGATGCTACTTACGATCCTGATACTGGATTGTTAGTATGTCAGTCTGCTTCACATGGATTCCAAACTGGTGATCAAATACAGATCAAGAATGGATCTCTAATATTCACTTGTGCTCAAGACAATCATACTACTAAGCATGGTTACCCTAGAGCGAAGGATCCTGCTGGTGATGCTTGGATGTTAGTAGAGCAAGTAACTACAAATAGTTTCACTGTTAACGTTGGTCAAACACCTAAGATTGAGTACGATGTATCTGGTGCAGATTACAATCAAATAGATGGTGAATTAGAACTAGAAATTGGACAGCATCGTTTCGTTGGTGCTACACATCATGTTGCATCTCATGCTGAATATACTGCTGATAAAGGACTTCTAAAATTAACCGTTGGTGGTCATAAGATTACTAAGGGTGAGCAGATTCAGATCTTTGATAACTCCATGACATTCACATGCTCCATGGACAACTATTATAGTGAGCATATCTATCCAAGATCCTCTGACCCTGCATCTAACAGGTGGTTAGATGTTGTAGAGTCTGATATTGAAGGTGGTACATTCACTGTTAACGTTGGTGTATCTGCAACTGTAGGTTGGAATCCAACTGCTGCTACATTTAACTCTACTAATGGTCAATTAGAATTGACAGTTGGATCTGGTCATGGTTTGACTGAAGGTACTAATATTAAGATAGCATCTCAGTCATTAGCATTTACTTGTGACATGGATGATAACAAATCTATCCATGCATATCCTCGTCACGTTGACCCAATACACAATGAGCCAACACCTATTGTTGGAGTAACTAATGACACTATTGTTGTTAACGTAGGTAAGACACCAGAGCAAGCATATGACGTAACTGGTGCTACATTTACTCCTGCTGACGGTAAGTTAGTACTAACAACAGATAGAAAAACAACTCTTCGTCAATCTTCAAATCATAGTATAGCTGGTGCTACATTTGATGGTCAGACTGGATTGATGAGATTGAAGGTTACTAACCACGGATTCTCTGCTGGAGATTTCGTTAAGGTTGCTGACGGTGGAGTAAGTTTCACATGCGACATGGACCAAAATGCAACAGTCCATGCATATCCTAGATCATCTGATCCATTTAGTAATAAGTGGATGGATATTAGAAATGTATCTAAGGATGAGTTTGATGTATATGTTGGTAAGACACCACAGATTCCATTCCTAGCAACTGCTGGTGAGTTTACACCTTTAACAGGTCATTTAAAACTAACCATTGGTGAGCATAATCTATCTGCTGGAAAGAATATTATGTTGGCAAAGGAGGCAATAACATTTACTTGCTTCTTAGATGCTAACCAAACAGAGCATGCATATCCTAGATCTTCAGGATCTTACTACAGTGGAAATGGTGGTGCTGACCCATACTATAATAAGCCATGTCCAATAGTACATGATGGATCACCTCTAACTGCAACTACAGGTACTTCATATAATCCTACAACAGGTATTATGAGTGTTACTTGTGATGCTGAGCATGGAATGAGTAATGGTGATCAAGTTAAGTTTAAACCAGATGCTGTAACATTCACTTGCTTAGAAGATAATAATGGCACAAACCATGCATATCCTAGAGCAACTGACCCATATGCTAATAGATGGATCACAGTATCTAATGTAGGTCTCTACACATTCGATGTCCAAGTATTAAGTTACGCTCCTTCAACTAACACTACTACCCACACATTTGTGCAGGGTACAGTTGGTGGAATCACTAAGAAGGATGGAACTATTACTCTTGATGTTGGATCATCTAGTGACACTACTACTCATACATTTGTCCCACATCCAGGTTACACACCGACCACTATTGTTTATAACCCAACAACAGGTGTTATGAACCTAACCATTAATGGTCATGGATTTGAGAATGGAGACAAGATTAAGATTGATGATAATGCATTGACATTTACATGTGCAATGGACAATCATGCATCTGATCATACATATCCAAGACCTTCTGATCCTTCATCAGGAAAATGGTTAACAGTATCTAATGTAACTGCACAAAGTTTCGATGTCCAAGTACTGACAACAATCCCTCAGAGTAACACAACTCTACACACATTTAAGTCTGCTAATCCTAATTGTGTTAAGAGAGCATCATTCATCTCTGGTGGAATATACAACCATACTTACTCAACATCCGTTACTAACTGTGTTAGACATGCTGGAGACAGTGTAAGAATTAAGGATAACGGTTTAACATTCAAGTGTGCTGCTGATGGTAACTCAAGCAACCACTCATATCCTCGTGCTTCTGTTACTACTCATACACCAACTAGCGTTTCTTATGATCCTGTTATTGGACGTATTAACTTCTACATTAACAATCATGGATTCCTTCCATCATCACATGTTAAGATTGCTGATAACTCACTACTCTTTACATGTAAGAAGGATGCAGATGCTACTGGACACCAGTATCCAAGATCTACTGATCCTATAAGTGGTAAGTGGATGGAGATTGTAGATGTTACTGCTAACACATTTAGTGTTGAAGTACTTGATGTTATTCCTTCTACAAATACTACTCAGCATTCATTCGTATCTTGTGATGCTAATTGCATAACTCATAAGAAAGATCCTTTCTATGATACTAACATTCCTGTATGGGAAGTAGGTCAATCAGATCATACACCTTCTACTATTTCATACAACCCAACTGAGGGTAGTATGCAGATTACTGTTGCTAACAGTTTCGTTGGTCCTTTAGAGTACACACCTGCTGGTGTTACTTTCTATCCTACTACTGGTATCTTGAGAGTTAATAATCAAGGACATAGTGTTAAGAATGGTGATATGTTGATGATCAGAGATAGCGTCTTCACATTTAGATGTGATGAAGACAGTCAAGCAACTGATCACCTATATCCAAGACCTTCTGATCCTATCTCTGGTAAGTGGTTGAAGGCATTTAACGTTGGTAGTACTACCTTCGATCTACAGGTTGGTAACCTTTATGGTGACTCACCTATCTCCAACACTACAACTCACGTTTGCACAAACATAGCATCTAGTGCAATTTATCATGCAAGAGACTTCGTGATGTTTGATGAGAATGCAATAACATTCACATGTAGTAAGGACAACAATCAGACCAACCATACTTATCCAAGAAGATCTGACCCAACATATAGACAGTGGTTACCAATCCGCAATGTAAGTGCTACTGGATTCTCTGTACAAGTTGGTAAGTCTGCTGTTAATGATGTATACGATCATACATTCGTTTCTGTTGTATCTAACTCATTACACAGACAAGAAGGTACTGTTACACTTGATGTTGGTAATGGTCAAATTACTAACCCAACAACTCACGCATTCCAAAGTGCTGTAAGTGGTGCATTAGTATGTGGTGGTCAATATGCTCACACCTTCATTCCTGGTACTGAGACTTATACTGTAACTGATGCTAACTATCTACCAGCTACAGGTATAATGACCTTGACAATTCCTAATCATGGATTCCATGATGGAGAGAGTATCAAGATCAACAATAACTCTTTAACATTCAGATGCTTACAAGATAGTTTAGGTAGTGACCATTCTTATCCAAGAAACAGTGATCCTGTAAGTGGTAAGTGGATAACAATTTCTAATTGCACAGACGATACATTCGATGTCCAAGTACTAGAGGATATTCCTTCTTCTAACACTACATTACACCAATTCCAGTCTGCAACTCCTAATGGTGTTACTAGAGCACAAGTTGTAACTGGTGGTAACTATAGTCACAAGTTTGTTGCTCCTGCTCAATTGACTCCTACCAACGTTGGTTACAATCCAACAACAGGTATTATGACCATTACTTCTACGAAGCATGGTCTACAAAATGGATCAAGAATTAAGGTACAAGATGGATTTGTTACTATGACCTGCACACAGGATAGTAACCAAACTAATCACTCTTATCCAAGAGCATCTGATCCATTCAGTGATGAGTGGATGAAGGTAACTAACGTCACTGTAGATACATTTGACGTACAAGTATTATTCAACATACCTTCTTCTAACACTACTACTCATACATTCGTATCAGCAGTACCTAAGAGTATTACTGTTGCGACATTGATGAAGGGTAATGACAGTATTAAGATCGCTCCTAATTCTCTAACCTTCACATGCTCTAAGGATGGTAATTCTACTAACCACACATATCCAAGACTTTCTGATCCAGCATACAACAATTCACTAAGAATTATTGATGACGGTGTAACAAGACATACTCCAACTGGAGCAACTTATACTCCTTCATCAGGTACATTGGTGATGACAGTAAGTAAGCATGGATTCTCTAACGGTGACTTCATCAAGTTAGATGATTATGCTTTAGATATGACTTGCACAATGGATGATAATTCATCTAACCATGCATATCCAAGAGGCACAGATCCTGTAAGTGGTAAGTGGGTACAGATTACTAACGTAACTACTGACACTCTCGAAGTGAACGTTGGGTCAACTTCTGCTGCTACATTCACACCTACTGATGCTGATTATGATGCTTATACAGGAATGCTTGACCTTAACATTGGTAATCATTCACTTAAGCAAGGACAGCATGTTAAACTTGCTGACGGTGCAGTCACATTTACATGTGATATGGATCAAAATGGATCTCAGCATGCTTATCCAAGAACAACTATTGATTCATTCACTCCTACAGATGCAGACTTTAACGGTGAGACAGGTTACCTGACTCTTACCTTAGAGAATCATGGTATGGATAATGGATCTCTTATTAAGATTGCAGACAATGCATTGTCATTGAATTGCACAATGGATGGTAACACATCTACTAAGACATATCCTAGATCTTCTGATCCTATCAGTGGTAAGTGGAAGACTGTAGAAAATGCAACTGCTAACACTGTTGATATCTTCGTTGGTAAGTCTGAGTTTAGAAGTTTCGATCCTCAGAATGTAGAATATAATGCTTCTAACGGTAATATGGTAATCACCGTTGGTCCTGATCATGGTATAGAAGTTAGCGATAGCATCTACATCAATGAGTACTCAATGATGTTTACCTGCTCACAGGATAGTCACGCTAGTGACCACACATATCCTCGTGCAAATGGTGTTGGTGGAGCGACTGCTAATGATGATGCATTCCGTGACGCTGTTAATGTTACTGCTGTTAGTGATAGCACTATAACTGTTAATGTTAACGCATCACCTTCTGGATCATCTAACCACACTCATATCTTCAAACCTGCTGTAGGTAAGACACCAACCAATGTAACTTACAGTGGTGCATCAGGTGTTATGACCATCACAATTCCTTCTCATGGAATGCTAGATGGTGAGCAAGTAATGATTGAAGATAATGCATTGATCTTCACATGTGCTAAAGATGACCATGCAACTGAGCATGCTTATCCTAGACATGGTGATCCTGCATCTAATAAGTGGTTAACAATTTCTAATGTAACACAAGACACATTTAGAGTCCAAGTACTTGATAAGGTACCTTCTACAAATACAGATACACATACATTCGTAACTGCTAAGGTTAACTCAATCCTAAGAGGAACAATCAGAAAGGGTGGATCATTCAGTCATACATTTGTTTCTGCTGTTGGTGGTGGTGTAACTCATAAGAGAGATAGAGCATACGATCATTCTATAGAAATTAAGGATGTAGGACATGCAGAATACACAGCATCTGGTGCAGCATATAATGCTGAGACTGGTGTATTAACACTAACTGTATTGAATAACCCATTCAGTAATGGTAATAGAATTAAGTTGAAGCCAAACTCACTCACAATGACTTGTGATATGGATGGCAATGCAACTAATCATTCTTATCCTCGTGAAGGAATTGACCCATGCTATGACAAGTGGTTAGACGTATCTGGTGTTTCTGGTAACAACTTTAACGTCCAGATTGGTAAGACAACTCGTGCTAACTACCTAGTTTCTGATGCATCATATGATCCTACTACAGGTGATATGACACTTAAGATTGGACCTCATGGTTATCATGGTGGATCCTCTCATACTATCACTAATGCAACATACGATCCTATCTCAGGTGATATGGTACTGACCATCGCTGATCATGGATTTACTATTGGTGATAGAGTTAAGGTTGCTGCTGATTCACTTTCATTCACATGTGGAATGGATGGAAACACATCTACTAAGACATATCCTAGGGCGACAGATCCTAAGTACAATCAGTGGATGACCATCAGTGATATCACTCAGGATACATTTAAGGTCAACGTAGGTACCTCACCTCAGTCGTCACATAACGTAACAAATGCTAACTACAACCCAACAACGGGTGACATGGAGTTAACAATTGGATCACATACTTTAGACGTTGGTGACAGCATAAGAATTAAACCTAATTCATTGACATTCACTTGTGATTACAATGGAGATGGTAACACAACTCAGAAGACATATCCAAGATCATCTGGTGCTTCTACTGGAAATGGTAAGGATTATGCATATGATACTGCCCTACCAATTAGTGCTAAGACTGCCACAACAATCACAGTTAATGTTAACGGAAATCAGGGAGCAATCACTGACGTAACAACACATAACTGGGCAGGTGGTACTGCTGCTGGTGCTGTATTCAGTGGTGGTGGATATGCACATACATTCATAAGTGCTGGTATTAACGGTCTTAAGGTTGCTCATGAAGCAATCTGGATTGAGAATGAGTCATTAGTATTCAAGTGTGGTTTAGATTCATTCGCAACTGAGCACAAGTATCCTCGTGCAAACGGTCAAGGTGGTGCTACTGGTGATGATCCATACTACGATACTTCTATTCCAATTCAGACAGTTACTGCTGATAGTGTTGTAGTTAACGTTGGCATTTCACCTAACACTTCAACTCATCAATTCGTAAGATCTGAGAATGCATTCACACCTACAGGTGCATCATACGTACCTGGTAATGGAACATTAACACTGACTATTGCTGGTCACCCATTTGCTAATGGAGACAAGATCCAGATTAAGGATGAGTCTATAGTATTCAGATGTCAGCAAGATAGTTACGGAAGCAATCATGCATATCCTAGAAAGCAAGATCCTTCCTCTAACAACGCATGGTTAACTGTTACCTATATCGATGCTAACTCTTTCTCAGTTAACGTTGGTACTTCTTCTAACACCACAACTCACCAATTCCAGTCTGCTGGTACAGGTGCAGTTATTAGAGGTGTTGTTAAGGGTGGTGGATCATATACCCACGCATTCGTAAGTGCTCTAACTGATGGTATTCAGTGGGAGAATTCAACAATTAAACTTGATGTTGGAGAATCACGTGCTACTGGATATGGAGTATCTTCTGCATCATACGTACCTGGTACTGGTCTTCTTACAGCGACAATCGGTAATCATCAGCTTAAGACTGGTAATTACGTTAAGATTGCTAACAAGTCAATGGTCTTCCGTTGTGATCAAGATGGTCAAGCTTCTGATCACTGGTATCCACGTCCTACAGGATTTGGTGGTGCTTCTGGTAATGACCCTGCATACAACGATAGAGTTGAGATTACTGCCGTAACAGGTAATACAATTACACTTGACGTTGGTACTTCTTCTAACACTACAACTCACGCATTCCAAAACGCAAACTCTACATTTAATACAGAGACTGCTGCATACGATCCTACTACTGGAATGATGACACTGAGTGTCCCTAGAGATAAGAAGACTGCTTCAGGTGCAGCATACAACCCAACATCTGGTACTTTAGAATTAACAATCGGAGCACATACTCTGACTACTGATGATACTATCAGACTACTACCTAATTCATTAGTCTTCACTTGCGATTATGGTGGTGATGGTAATGTAACTCAAAAGTCATACCCACGTGCTGCTGGTGCTGCTACAACATCTGGTGCTGACTATGCATATAATGCTGAGTTAGATATCACTGCTGTGTCTGGCACAACAATCACGGTTAACGTTAACGGTGGACAAGGTGCTGTTACTGACACTACTGCTCATGTATTCCAGTCTGCTACTGCAAACGGTATCCTAGTGGGCAATGGATTCATTAACGGTGAGTACGTTAGGATCGCAGACAATTCATTAACCTTCACATGTGCTAAGGACAACAACATTACTAACCACTCATATCCAAGGACATCTGATCCTTCGAGTGGAAGATGGTTGAAGATTTCCAATGTTAATTGTGACCTATTTGATGTCCAAGTACTAACTGATATTCCTTCTACCAACACAACTAATCATACATTTGTTTCTGCTACTGCTGCTAACGTAACAAGATCTGTTATCACTATCGGTGGTGAGTATAATCATACATTCCATTCTGCTGCTACCAACGGTGTAGAAGTTGGTGGTAACTACACCCACACATTTGCATCTGCTAAGAATAACAGTCTTCATAGACAGTCTGGTAAGATTACAGTTGATGTTGATGTTGCTGCATCTGCTGATCAATACGATCATACATTTGTAAGTGCTCTAGCTGGTGCTGTTATAGGTGGTGGTAACTATCGTCACACATTCGTATCTTCTGAGACTAACGGTGTTATTAAGGCAAATGATTACGTCATGTTTGATGACTTCTCATTAGGATTCACATGTGACCTTGATAAGGATGTTACTCCTCATACATATCCAAGACCTACTGACTATGCAAGTAATCAATGGTTACCAGTACATAACGTAACTACCAGTGCATTTGATGTTGGTGTATTAGGATTTGATATGATTCCTTCTACATTCCTAGGAACTCATACATTCTCACATGCTAAGAAGAAGGGTCTTAAGAAACAAGACGGTACTATCACTATTAACGTAGGTAAGTCTCCAGCAGGAAATACATTCCAGCATACATTCGTAAGTGCTAACTCTGGTGCTTTAGTTCAGGGTGGTAATTACAGGCACTCATTCGTAAGTGCTTTAAGTAACTGTATTACAGTTGCTAACGATGGTACAACACTAACACCTACAGATGCATACTATGAGCCTACAAGTGGTCAGTTAACTCTTACTGTTGCTGGTCATTCTCTACGCACAGATGACTCCGTTGTTATAGCAAGTAATTCATTAACCTTTACTTGTGCACAGGATAGTAATACTACTAACCACACATATCCACGTATTACAGACTTCGCTGACGGTATGAAACTACCAGTCCAGAACGTTAAGTCATGGGCATGGCCTACAAGATCTGATCTAGATTACTATAGATCACGTCTAGTGGATCCTGGATACACTGGAAATGAATCTCAGAATGTAGAAAATGAAGTTGGTAATCTTGTTACCTTCGCAACTGATGCATTCTCAAGTCCTGGCACCATTGCTGGAAGATCTTACACCCTACCAACTGTATGGCCTGTTAAGTATACTCCTGATGTAGTTGCTAGAGATCTAACAATCACATATGACACTGCTGGTGGTGGTCAAGATGCTAACGGTAACTGGGTTGGTACATGTAATGAAACTGCTTCTGCAATTAACACAATTGCTGACATCTACATCAACACAATATCTCAAGCACAAAATAATAACCAGAACTATCTTATTAATAGTGTAACTAAGACATTCCCATCTGCTTATACTAACGCAGTATACCAGTCAGGTACATGTTACAATGTCCAGTCTGCTATCGATACATTATTTGATTCTATGTCAAGCACTCTTGGTGCTGGCACATATAACAATAAGATTATTGCTAATATGATCCTCTTCAACAAGCAAGCAATTGCTGGAAGAGCATTCGCTGATACATTATCAAGTTATCCAAATACTAACTTAACTATTGACTTCTGTAACGATGTCCTTAACTCAGTACGTTATGATTTAATCACTGGTGGTAACGCTGGATCATTTGCTCTAACACAACTATGGTTTGACGGTGAGGGTAACTTCATTGCATTCCCAGATGTTGTTAGATCTCAGATTCTATTCGCTCTAACAAGATGTAGAGAATACATTAAGAGCATCATGTATCTTGCTGAGGCTGATAGTGTATGGGGTCAGTACGATGTGTGGCAACCATCAGGTAGACTTGAGTGGAATCAGGAAGCAGTCGAGTTTATAATTGACTCTTCACTTAACCCAATTGAGTTTGCTCTAGAGAGATCACAATTCCCAACAGAAGCAAGAGTTACATTCGTTGCATCTACTGATGCTATCAACCGTGTTACTAAGTATGAGGTAGGTTGGGACTACAACACTGACCCTGCATTGGTTACACTAACTCCAGAAGTTGAAGTTGGATTTGACCGTGCTGAGTATAGAATTAGAATTAACCGTGGTAACAACTTCAGACGTGGTGACATACTAAGTTACATCCCTGCATCTGATACATCATTGACAGGATTAACAGGTCAACCTTATTTCTACTGCTTAACTGCTACTGCACAGTGGTTTGAAATTGGTGCTTCTTATATCCACGATGGTAGATTTAGAGTCTTACAGGTAGATACCTCTAACGATGGATCACAAATCATGGCAGTTGTGCAGAGAAGTGGTATTACACGTAATGCTCCAGTCTACGCAATAGACCCATCTGATACTCCAATCCAAGGTGGATTCAATCCTGCTGACGTTATCTACGGTAGTGTTTCTGCTGCTGAGTCAGAGATCGGAAGAATTCAGGATAACGAAGCAACTATCCGTAAGTTGTATACACATTATCCTATCACTGGAATGTCAACCACACAGGGTGGTGAGTATGAGATCTTCGGTAATGGAGAAACATTACAAGTCCAAGGTGCTACTTCTAACACAGGTGTAGTACTACAGACAGCAAGGTCTACTGATGGCACATCATTAGTTAAACTACAAACTATCGCTGGAGTCATTAATCAAAATGATGTATTGGAAGGTGCAACCACTGGTGCAACAGGTACTGCTGGTATCCCAACCACTAGATTCTTACTTAATGTCTCCCTAGGAGCATTCGCTACAGGCGATTGGTTCTTCTCTAAAGAATCTGCTACTGAAGGATTCATTGACAACTATAGTAATAAGTCTGGATCACTAACAGGTAATGCTGGTGGTCGTATCACAATAGACGTTGAAACAATTGATGAGCAGTGGGTACCTGGCGATATTATCTACGGTAGTGTTACTTCATACATCCTTTCTGTTAAGGGTATATCTGGCACACAGATTCAACTCAACCAGTACATACATGGTACTGAGGTACATGAGTTAGATCTTGGAGTTGCAATCGTTGACATCGGCACTAATGACACATTCCGTGTTGGTGATGAGGTATCACTCCTACAAGGTACAACCGAGAAGAATCCAGGATTCAAAGCAACTGTAACCAAGTATATCAACGGTTTAGAGCTTGAGAATACTGATCCTAACTACGGTATACACAAACTCTGGATTGGTAACCTAGTCCCAGTAGGCACAGGCGAACCAATAACTGCTCTAACTGCTGGCACAAATAACATTGGTAAGATTGATCTTGGATCTAACTTCCCAAGCATATATGCTAACGTGACTAACGTAACTACAACTGCTTACAGCTCTTACGCTAAGGTTGTATCAATCGAGCAAGTTGGTATTACTGCTGAAATCTGGGTCGAAGATGCTTCGGGTCTCTTCGTTGATAACATGTCAGTTGTTTCTGACTACGGTTGGGGTGGTGCAGTTTCATCTGCTCGCACACTTGAGGGTAGAGTTGATCGTTACTTCCGTGGATTTGATGGCACACAGACACAGTTTGACCTCACCATTTCTAATGGTCAGGCATACTTCCCTGATCCTGCTGGTCATATACTCGCATTCGTTAATGGTATCCTACAACCTCCAGGTGGTAACAACGCTTACGTTGCATTCTCTGACAAGATTCAGTTCTCTGAGCCTCCTGTAATTGGATCACAATTCGTTGGTTACTACGTTGGTAAGTTACGTCAGTTAGATGATATCAGTTATGAGTTTGACTCATTGAGATCTTCATTCAACCTTAAGCGTAGTGGATTATTCTACTCCTTGACTCTAACTGAAGGTGTTTCATCTAACGTTATCCGTCCTGAGAATAACATTATCGTATCACTTAACGGTGTTATACAGGAACCTGGACTCGCATACGAGATCGTTGGTTCACGACTAATCTTTGCTGAAGTCCCACGTGCGGGATCAACCTTCGTTGGTTTCTCATACATTGGATCTGACGCAGACGTTATTGCAGCAACCGTTGTCCCACCAATCGAAGCTGGTGACAGACTTGAAATAGACGGTGAAGAATTTGCTCGTGAGGTTGCTCTAATTGAGTCTTCCAACTCACTAATCACCTTCGAGTACACTGGATCTGTTAAGGGTAGAAACGCTGCTGCTATCGCAGATATTACATCTGGACAAATCACAAATGCTAACCTAACCAACTCTGGTGATGGTTATGTATCACGTCCTAACGTTGACGTTATCTCCTCTTCTGGATTTGATGCTCGCATCAAGGCACTCATGGGTGTTACTAGAATTGACGTTAAGACTACTGGTATTGGTTACTCATTACCAACAGTCGCTATCGACAATGAAGTACCTGACAGTTTCACAACTCCTGAAGGTGGTCCAATTAACGGTGGATTTGACGTACTCGCAGGTGAGGGAAGCGAATACACAGGTGGTGGTGGAGATATTACTCCTGGCACAATCGCAATTACTCAGGATCCAGTTAACGTAACAGTTAACCAAGGATTTACTGCTGGATTCACAGTCGTTACTACCGTAACTAACGGTCAGACAATGAATTATCAGTGGCAGAAGAAGGAGTATGGCACACAGACTTGGAGCAACATCATTGGTGCTAACCAATCAACATACAATACTCCAATAACTACACAAGCAGACGACAGCGATGAATATCGTGTTGCGATCACTGCATCTGGTGCAACTCCAGTTTACTCACTCTCTGCTGTATTGAGCGTCCAGACTGGTGCTACTATAATCAGCAACTTCACACCTAACCTCATCTTTGATGACATCTAAATAACTCCATGTCAGCAACTGCAACCTACAACGAAGCGACCAAGGTCATAACGGTGGCATCCAATGGATTACCATCGCCAGTGGCTCATGGTACGTTTCCTAACGATAACAATCCTAATACACCTACTGAGCAGGACTTCGATCACGACTTCCTTTATAGAGGAGGTACATTCGGTACCTCTAGGACATTTGATTCCAATGTGTATACACATGATGGTTTCATTCGATCAATAGTACTGTCAGTAAATGACCTTACTGTATTCACTGGAGACAACATTAAGCCTGGTGACCATGTAATGTTTAAGTTTAGTGATGGATTACACTTAAGATACCTTTACAAAGGTACTGAGTTTACTTCTATTGCTGGTGAGTGTTGGTTAGCAGCAGATGATAGGTTGGATCTGATCATGAGTACTCAGGAGATCACTCCTATTAATGGCACATATGAGTATTGGGATAGTAGAAATGGTAGATCTGCTACACCGCTAGGTAATATAGGGATTGCTGGCAATGGAGTTGCCATTTTTAATCCTTCTGCTGGTGCTGGACTCAATCCTCCAGCTGGATTTAGTTGGGTTGCTGCTGGAGATGTACCATTTGTAGACAGTGGTGAGGATTCTTGTGGTGGTCACCCTGAACAATCAGGACAATATCACTATCATGACCCACATTTTTTAGATTGTTGGAAAACCAATTCAACAATGGCAAGTTATAACGATTATTATGGTAATACACAGTTTAATGGTAACAATATTCGTCATCCTGACGGTCATTCTAAGATAGTTGGTATAGCATTTGATGGATTTCCCATCTATGGACCTTTTGCATACGACGATCCTTTCAATAATTTGAGTGGAACTAGGACAATGAGGTCTCAGTATGGTATAAGAGACCAAGAAGTAGCAGGAAGACCTGATTATGGTACAACTTCTGACAATCCTCCTGCTGGTGCACTCATGGAGGACTATCAATATGTTGAAGGGACAGGTGATTTAGACATACACAACGGTAGATATTGCTTTACCCCCGAATATCCCACTGGAACCTACGCATATTTCCTATCAGTAGACCCAGATGACAATGATATAACTAAGTTTCCTTACATTATTGGTAATACGACTAGGGAAACCATTGATACAACGTTCACTGTATCACCTGTCACATCAGGTGGCGGTGGTGGAGACGGTGGAGACCCTCCAATCCCTCCAACTTTACAATTTACACTACAACCACAGAATGTGACAGTCAATGCTGGTCAAACTGCTACCTTCAACATACAGAAGTTAGTGATACCAGAGGACGGTCCTGTATCTTATCAGTGGTATAGATCTACAGACGGTGGTTTCGCCTTTGCTGTGATCACAGGTGCTACTACAGACACCTATTCTCTGACTGCATTGCCCTATATGACAGGGTATCGCTTTAGATGTCGTATAACTGGTCCAAATGGTGCACCAGTACCTGCTTCTAACTCACCATTAGATTCACAAGCAGCAATATTGACCGTTACAGGTAGTGGTGGTAGCGGTAGTACGGACAATAGATTCGATAGTACAGCAGCTACTATGGATTCTACCTTACAATCTTATGATGGTACCTAAATAATCCTGTAATTAACTATTCAAATGGCTAAACAAACACTCAGTATTGGTACTACCGCTAATGACGGCACAGGCGACAGTCTGAGAGATGGTGCTATCAAATTGAATCAAGTCATTGATGAGATTTACACCAATCTAGGTAACGATACCAATCTACAAGTCAACGTAGGATCCCCTACGACTGGACAAACCTTAGTATGGAATGGTGCTCAGTTCGCTGAGGGTCATTATAATGCATTTACATCTGATGTAGATGTAGCAGGTTTTAAAATTATATCATCAGGTAATGGTGACGTAGTTATACAACCTAACGGCACTGGAGATATCAAATTCTGGACTGGTAATACTGGATCAGCATTAACATACGTTGATGGTGCTGATGGAAAGTTGAAATGGTCTAATGACTTTGCAACTTCTGGTGACCTACCAGCATTTACAGACCATAAAGGTATGTTTGGTGTTGTTATTGATGAAGGTGCTGCATATTATGCAACTAATGCAGCATGGACAAAGATTATAGACACTACTTGTAGTGTAGGAATGCTTAGTGATGTAGACATGACAGTAGGTGGAGGTCCTAGTGATGGTCAAGTTCTTAAATGGTCCGCTGCAAATACTAAATGGGAGCCTGCTAACGATCTCGAAGGATCTGGAGGAGGCGGTGGCACGACTCAAAACCTCTTTGAAGGATTCACTGCTGACACTGGCAGTACTACTGCTAGTGCTG